AAGGCTTACCTGGCTGATTAACGTGAAAATTATACGCATACCCTTTGGCCAACACCAAGTCAGGATTGGCAATTTGATTCCAATTGCTAAAATTGTAAACACCCTGACTATCAATAGGAAATACTGTAATTTCTGAATTTAAGTAGATGTTGCCTGCACTTACGAATACACTATCAGGTCCTTCAGGTACCCAATAGTAGTGTGTAAAGTTGATAAACGCATCTAAATTAATGTGCGGGTCATAACTGTAGTACTCGCTGTCCCACAGTCTACTTTGATTTGTTACGTTTCCGCCAAAATAACTAATTTGTTGTAGTACTTCGGGATAAGTTACATGAAACTCTATGTCCTGAGTCGCAGGATCTGTTACTGCAACACTAGGCTCAAGTTGATAAGTGGCTCGAGTTAAGTCAGGTTCTCTGATATAGTTTGTAATAGATTCAAACCCAGGAGCAAACTTGCGACCTACATATCCGCTGATTGTTTTTAAGTTGCTTTCGGTTACTAACTGATCTAAAGTTGCATTTAAGAACTTTTTATTAGTTTCACTTTGGAATGTTCCTGGTAACAGATTTACCGTTTTTGTAATTGGCATAACTCGTTCTGATTAGTTTATAATAGTATTTACCAATTGATTTTGTAGGTTCAATTGAGCGGCGGTGATAGCAGTGATTACCTCAATGTTTTCAACAGTGGCACAACTGATTAATATTTCATTTGGCCCACTGCTAATCTGTTGCATACTACCATAAATTTGACCAGCAGTGTTAGGAACGATAATGATACTACTGATGTTAGGTGCCATTGCTTGTTGAATATAAGTGGCTAATTCAGTGAAGTAGAAAGTTTCGCCGAAATCCCAGTTACTGGTGTTGAAGTAATTGTTAATATACATTAGCACTTGACTGCGAATTTCGCTGTCACTTACATTTACATTTGAATTTTTAATTACTTTGAAAGTAGCTTGTAGTGTAGAATCTGCTTTAGAGCCAAACAAAGGCTTGAATGTAGCAGAATTATAAATGATAGCATCACTTACACTCTTATAATTTTCCAAGTCATTATACAACAGTCTAAGACTTTCGCTAGTTGGTACACTGGGTTCTGCAATCGCACCGGTTGTGTCTGTTACCCAAGAAATATAGTCTCTTTCGTATTGAGTTGTCAGAATATACATATCAATAAGATTACTGGGGCTTGGGTCTATGCGTCTGTTTCCTGGAGCATTGTGTCTGTATTGGAAATATAAACCCTGTCTTCCAGTTTTTACAATATAATCTGCAGTGGCCGATAAGCTATAGACCCCATTAGTCACTGATAACAAGTAAAAATTTTGTTCATCTGTGGCGTAGAACAATTGACCGTCCAGATAGTTTGCTAATTTATTTTTGATACTTTGTTGATTAGGATATTCAACATTTACCGTGGTATTGTCGACTAGTGTATAGGTAATAAAACTATCGTAACCATACGTTTTTTGGAAGAATACCAACTTCTTGGCAACATCAACATCGGGTTGAACAATGGTTTTGAATATATCTGGATTGTCGGGAACGCCATTATAATTAGAATCGGCAAATGTGATTAACACTTTACTATTATCAACATAACCGTCGCTTTCTGCTACTTGATTGTCAATAAACCAAGTGATGTTTTCCTGCAAAGGTTGATTTGTATCTGGGTCTCCGTTTACTTTTAGTACGTTAACAAAGTCGTGTATTGTTGATCCAGTTACACTATCAAAAATCTTAACTTGTTTGTCGAAATAAAATTTAGTTTGGTTTGCACTTTCAAATACATAACTAAGTCCTCGAGCAGTCACTGTATAAATTAAGTCATTGACTGTAAAATTCAGTAACCAACTGCTGTCACTGTTAGTGCCATTGGATGAACCTTGATTGGCTTGACTAAAAGGCTTAGTAGAATTTATGTTTTGTAAAGAAACAATTGCCCAACTGTTGGTAGCTTGGTCAAATCGAATCGCAAACTCTGTGTAACTTTGTATTAGTTTAATTAAAGTAGCAACAAATGTACTGCTAAAAGAGTTACTAAAACTTGGAATAACTGTGGTTGCAATTGCACCAGACGGTACATTTTGGCTCAGAGTTACTGGACCAAGACCTGATGTTAACACGCCTTGAGCACCGGTTCCTACTAATTGTGTTACTGCCACATATAATAACGGTTGTCCGTTGGGAGGTAATACCCCAGACGCAGGTAATGCTACTATTTCATTTTGACTATTAAAATAGTTGCCTGTGCCAGGACTAAACACTACGATACTTTCAAGTGTTAGATAAGAGTTATTGCCGCTTACATCACTTCCAATTGCTTGTGGAGTTCCGGTACTGCTTACAAAATAACCAGTACTTGCTCCTGTAGCAACTGTAGTTCTATTCCAGGCCATATTTGTTAAACTAAAACGATTGAAGTTTTCGTAATAAAAATGAGCCATCGACGAATTTTCGATGATAGGAGTTAACTGATTATCAATTACTTTTAATATGTCTGCAGTTGTATTCCAAGTAAAATCAAAATATCTAGTGGCATCTTCTTTATAGATAACACCGTCATCTGCAAATATATTTGTACTACTGTATCTTCCTGTAGTGTCAATTACATCCAAGTATCTACTTACACCACTGCTACTGCGGTTAACAGATTTGATTTTACTAATACTGTTAAAATAACCATAAGGGAAAGTATTGTAATCTTCTCCAGTAACCATACGATTTTGTGTATAGTATTGTTGTGGAGCTCTTGTACTGATATCTTTAATACTTTCAGTGGCGATGCTATTGGCAATAGTATACTTCAAACTTGCAACTATGGTCAGTGTTTCCAATCTGCCAGCTCTGCTGACATAGGGAATACTCAATTTGATGTTTTGCATTTCATCTGGAGTAATTTTATATGCAAGGCCTGCACTGGTTCTAAAGTATGTTCTAAAACTACCTTGTGGAATTTGTGCAAAAGTACCGTCGCCAAATACTAAATCAATTTGGTCATTGTTGCGAGTATTCACTTGAAAGCTTTTTTGTGCAGAATTGTTATTATAGATAATGTTAACACCAGCCACTGCTGGAACTTGTGTCCACTCATAACGAACAGTACCTGCATTGGACAATTCATACAACCAAACATCAGTATTATTAATATTGTTATAATTGATACTGACTAGATTATTTGGTACACTTTCAGTCACTCCAAAATTTACATTTTGCAATGAACCTTGTTTGAAATAAGCAAAAAATCCAGTGTTGTTGCTGGCATTGCCTAAGTTATCGTTTTTATAAAGAATATTCAACGGTGCACTAGGTTGTGGACTTACTTCATAGATATAGTCTTTACCCACACTACTGGCGCTGACGATTTCAAAATTCAAGCTTGTGCTTTCAACTTGTGTTTGAAATGCGTACACTGGCAAGTTGTTTGCGGGTGTATTGATCTGATACTCGTCATTTACTACCCCGTTGATAGTTTGACTATTGCTGGGTTTACCTATGTATTGATTTGACTGCAAAGATGCATTAATAACCGACACAAATTGTTCATACCAATTGATATTTGTGTTGTCATTCCAGCGTATAATAGCATTGGTAATATCAATACCACTGCTGTCACTTATTGGCTCAGTGGTTTGGACACTGACAAATTTCAAATAACCTGATGCTGTTTGATTACGTTTAGGAACATAACTAACTAACTTGGCTAATTTAAGAATACTGTCACGGCGTTGTGCGGTATCAATAAAATTTTCACGGGCATTTAAGTCTGTACGAAATGCTAAACTTTGTCCCAAGAAGGCAATTAAATCCAATAAAGCAATATACTCACTGCTTTCTACAAAATCATTGAAGTCCTCGGGATAATAAAGTTGTAGATAATCAACCATGCTTTTGCGCAAGGTTTGAAAGTCATAGCTTTGAAAATCTGCGTTCCTAAAGCTTTCGTATAATCTTGTCCAATCTTGATTAACAAGTAGACTATTTTGTCTGGATGTGGTTGCCATACTGTTCCCGTTTTAAGTATTTATTGCATTTGAAATATGCTAACTTAAAGGTACAGTTTTAGTTGGTGGTCATTGAATTAGATTCGTTACTGAAGTTTAATTCTAACTTAGAAACTTGGCCTGTTGCAATATACAGTAAATCAAATTGAATTTGTATACCTTTGTCATATTTTGTTACTACAACATTGCTTGCAGAGACTCTTGGATCATAAGCTATAATCTTGTAAACGTCATTGGTGATGGCATTTTGCAAATCACTGTCCATTGGATCGAACAGTCTATCCCAAATAATAGTACCAAAACTGGGATTCATCAACTTTTCGCCTCTGCGAATATTAAAATTGTTCGTGACGTCTTGTTTAACCAACTTGAAATCGGTTAATCGAAACTTTTTACCGCCATTCGCAGTACTGAATCCGTTATATAGTGCCATATTGTATTTACACCTTAATTAACGCAATGCCACTGACGTCATTGGAACTCTACTGGCATTGCTGGCCTGTATAGTAGGAACTTGACTCTGACTATAAACGCCTCTGTTATAATAACTAGCAACAGTTGTACCGTTAGCATCACTGCTGCTAATACCTTGTTGTGCCCACGTGGTTACTGCTCCTGCTCCTACTAGGTGACTGGCTTGCAGGAATCCTGCAGTTTGATCAGTTGGGGTATTTGCAGTAATAACTCCAGTTCTTTGTAGTGCTGCATAGTTATTGGCAGTATAGTTGTACATCTGTTGTTCTTGTACAGAAGGGTTATTTAAGAAATCTTGTGGACTGTTTAATCCGTCTTTTCCTGTCCAATTTGCAGGATTCATCACTGTGGCTTGTGTTGTGCCTGGTTTTACATATCCAGCATCGGCTAGTGCAGCTGCGCCCATTTGATATTTGCCGAGATAATTGTATTGATTTTTAGATCCGTAATTTCCGCCACTTTCATTAAATCCAACCTGAGCCATATAGGCCTGTAGTTGATCCTCGCTCAATGCTCCTAATCCTTTGCCAGGAGCAGGTTGCTTTAAGAATGAACTAGTGGGTGCCAAATTTGAAGCAGGTTGATTGGCAGCCAGGCCTGGGCCTATGTTAGAATTTTTACTACCGCCGTAGCCTTTGGCAGTTAACCCTCTTGAAATAGGATTACCTTTGATGTCTATTCCTCTAATAATAGCTTGTGCTTGTGCCTCTGCAGAACTTTGAGTAGATCTAAGATAGGGTTCGTGAGTAGGAACTTTATAGGCCGCACTTTGTATATGATTAGTTTCAATTTTCCAACCAATGTTACCATCGCTTATAGTATCAAATAGACTGTATCGAGTTAAAGGTGTTGGAGGATTTACCTGTGGTACCTGTGCTCCGCCATTTATATCTACTGGCTTGCCTGTTAATATAAGTGGGCCTGCTGCTTCTACTCCAATAAAACCTCCGGCCAATAACGACATATTTTGTGTGGTTGCAATTTGTCCGTTACCTGCATAAACATTTAATAGATCTTTAGCAGTGGTGTTAACTGTTAAACTTTCAGTATTAACAGACTGTCCAGCATAAACATTAAAATTTCTGGCGGCATTGATGGTGACATCAATATCACTGTGCATCATCAAGTTGCCTTGAGTACGAATACTCAGATCTCGTTTGGCATAAATCAGCACATCGCCTTCTTTGGTCAGTTCAACCCAACTGTTGCCAGTTGCATTGCTAATGTATAGTATCCCTTCGCTGTCGTTCATCAATAGCTGATGCCCGGCTGCAGTTCGCAATCTAGTTAATATACTTTCTTTATTGGCATCCCCGTCGTCCATTGTTAAACTATGGCCACCTACTCGAGTGGTAACTGGATCTGTATAATCTGGACTGTCTTGGGCAGGAATAGGTCTGCCAGGTGTGCTAATACCAAATACTCCACTGACTCCTTCTCGCTGAGCACTACTAGTTAGTGTTCCCCTGACAGGGTCGTCTTGGAGTCCTTGATTAATCAAATGCGCCAATTGATAAGGATGCAATGGTTTTGCTTCTCCAGCCCAACCACTATTGAATACACCGGGATTTTGTTCATTAAATTCTCCAGTGGGATATATATTTCCGGGCTTAACATACTGTGCCAAAGCAGCAGGTATACTGTCTGGTTCAATCAACTCCTTAGGCAAACTACCTATTGAAGGTATCATATGTCTACTTAGATTGTGATTAACACACGCAAACCAGTATCCGCCTTCTATCATTTTACCTTCAGGAAAACAACACAATACAAGATTATCTATGTCCGGTGGGATCATAGTAAATCCGTAAGTTTGTTTTGTTTTGTCAAATGAATTAGTTTGATCTGAACTACCTATAGGCCCAGGAGTCGATCCCATGAAAGGACTAGCATACAAAACCTTAAACCAGTTTTGTGGATTAGTTGGGTCGTTACCTCCGAATCC